TCAAATTACCTTGAAGATTGAGTCGTTCGTTAATAAGTTTTACATACTCTTCATTGAGTTCAACACCAACAAATGGGAGACCGAGGTCTCTCGCCGCCACACATTCACTCCCAGATCCCGCAAATGGTACAAAGACAAAACCATTATCTGGATCTTGTCTACACGATCTCAACAATTTATCACATAATACAAGTGGTTTTTGAGTTGGGTGGTTTACTCTCTCATTTTTACCAGCACCACCCGCGAGTGCTGGAATCTTAATTACATCTCTTGGTAAAGCTCCACCTGGATGAGCTGTATAAGTTGTACTCTTTTCACCATTTGAAAATCTACCCTTGGTCGCTTTTCTCTCTTTTCCAGCCGCTCCTTTTATAAATCCATCGGTATATGGTTCTCTGACATCGTCTCGGTGAAATACTCTGTCTTCCTTCCAGAGAACGATTATACTTTCATGTGAACGTTGCCAAAAGTTGAGAGAAGGGACATTCTTATTTGTATAATGCCACACAAGCCAACGCCGATTTATATTTTGTGGAATACGAGCGAGAATGAGTGCAAGAATTTCACTAAAACCATAAATAAACATTGTACCATCTCGTCTCAGTATACGCAAACAACCCTCAATCCACTCATCGCACCACTTTAGGTATTCATCCATTGGTTGTTTATCACTTTTGTTTCCAAAGTCTTTACCAATATTATATGGTGGATCCGCAATAACAATCTGCGCACTTTCGTCATTTAGTGTCCTAAGTGTATCCAATACATCACCGTGGATAACTGTCATATGACATAAACGAATTAAAGTTTTAAGTCGCTTGAGAAATATGTCGTGTGTTATGATTAATCTCGTTGTCACACCTGATGAAAATGTTAAAGTATATCTACAGGTTAAACCAAGTCTTCACGACTTTCTCGTGAATACCGGGGGTTTGGTTGGGGCGATTGAAAAAAATATTAAATCGTTTCATAATTTACTCTCTCAACCTATTACTGGAACTACATGGGAAGAGATCTTATCCAAATCTTTTACGGAAATTGGACACAGTACGACCTGGAAACCTGACAATTCTCATAAAGTTGGTGAAGATATGCGAATTATTTCACTTGAAAATTCAAGAATATCCTGTAAGTCTGGTGTCATCACACATAATAGAACTCACAAATTGGGTGAATGTGTACAGTTCAGTTCATCAAGAACTACAAGTTTCAAAACTTTGGAAGAGAAATTACAACACTTGAGTAAAAGTCATTATGATTATCATTTCATGTTGTCAAAAAAAGACAAATTTGATGGAACCTACAAATTACTTATTATTAAGGCTGACAATTGTAATGTCGGTGATTTAGAGTGGGAGCCGAATAAAAACGGTAAACCTGATGATTATGTAACTAAAGTAGGTGGCCCATTCAAAGCTACTATAACTGGATCTATGAGTGGGCAACTATGGGTAACCTTACCCCTCACACGTGTAGAGTATATTTTTGACATTGAAGTTCCTAAGTAAAAGAAAAGACTCAAAATATTCATAAGATGGAAGAGATCCGCAAAAACCATAATAATGCCAAAAGGGAACTCATACAGTCTGTGACCCAAGAAGGTAATCAGATTTTGGATGTTGGTTGTGGTTTTGGTGGTGACCTTCAGAAGTGGCACAAGTGTGGTGCAAATATGAGTATGTGTGATCCAGAGCCAGCAGCCCTTGTGGAGGCTAAGTCTCGTGCAAAGAATATGCACATGCGGGTAAACTTCTATGAGGGAGACATACACGACTGTCCGAATAGGAAGTATGACATTGTGTGTTACAACTTTTCACTTCATTATATTTTTGCGTCACGAGACAAATTCTTTAGTTCAATTCGTGAAATCAAAAAGAGAATGAAACCTGGTGGGAGACTTGTGGGTATTATACCAGATTCAGAGAAAGTGACATTTAGAGTGCCCCTCAAAGATGATATGGGAAACTTCTTTCTCATGAAGACCCACGGTAATGGTGGCTACGGTGAAAAACTATTTGTAAACTTAGTGGACACCCCCTTCTACGCAGATGGACCTAGGTCTGAACCTATAGCCTACAAAGACCTTCTCATCACACACTTGGAAGCGATAGGATTTAGACTAGAACTTTGGGAAGGTCTCACGGGCAACCCAATCTCAGAACTTTATAGTAAATTTATCTTTGTATATAAGAGATGATCACATTCATTATATTAATTCTCATCAACTTGTTGATACTTTCTCAGACCAAGGAACCTCAACAACTCACCGAGGTGAAGGAAAAATATCGCGTTCTTCGTGAACACCTAACTTCCAATGGTCATGAGAAGTTTCGCATGTTGTCACACTGTATACCCATAACAGGTTACATTTCTATGAATGGCACTGTGGGTTACAACACAAACAAGGGTCAAGAAATTGCGATATGTCTTGATGGAACACCCAATGAAATCTTCCATGTTCTCATCCATGAGTTAGCCCATTGTACCGTTGACGAATATTCACATTCGGATGCATTTTGGAGTAATTATATTGAACTCCGTGATATGTGCGTAGAATTAGGTATATATGACAAGATTCCAGAGAGAACTAAGTTTTGTGGACAGCACATTCAGGATAAATAATCTTCTTCGTCCATATTAAATGAAAACACCATTAACTGTTTTGATTATGGTCATTGCCTATTGGCTCGCTGTGTATGGTACGACACTCGTTCCACACATGAGCGAAAACTACAATCTTAACCTCGTGTGGTTGACTGTAGTGGTGCCAAATGTGCTTCGTCTCATTGTTGGAAGTATTCCACGACTTGCCGTGGATCGTCTCTTTTTCGTATCTACGAGTATTATCGCCTTAATTATTACATTCGCGATCAATACATTTTCAACAGATACACGAGAGGCGGTTGAAAAATATGGAAGTGACAGGGGCAAGACACTTAAGTTGAGTGCCTTGCTCATGACGGCATTTGCAGCAGGAGCTTTAATCACCTATTATACAGGTATTGATAATTCAATCTATTCTAATATGGGTTGGGAATCAAGTAATCAGGGCTTCACGATGTAGTCCTTCGCCACATAGAATGCAAGCGCCGCAACCAAACCTGTTGAAGCCAAGCCAATCATGCTTCGGCTCCCTTGTTCGTTAAGAAACTTGGGGACTGAAGTCACGAGCTTGTCTTGAACTGGCTTAGACACCGCGAGAGCAGCCGCAGCACCCGCAACGAGAGCAATCATTTGATCGTCCGTGAGGTTGAATGGGTTCTTGCTTTCTGGCTTCGCTTCTTGTTGTGGCATCGCATAACTACCCTGGGGTTGTGGGGCAGTCATTTGTGGCATCATTCCTTGCATCCTGGGCTCTTCCATCATCATTGGTGGCTCCATCATAATGTCATTGATTGGCGTAGAGTCCATCGTCTGTTTACTTTGACTCACATTTTTTTCGGGTTGTGAAAACACGGGCTCACGATTCACGAAAGTTGTAGTGGGGTTATCATTCAAAGGTACCATTCCATCTCCATTATCAGACAAATTGAGAGTATTAATATCCGTGGACATTTAGTATATTCACATGTTTTTGAGAGTAGTGAGTGACGCAGCCTGTATTAGAGAAATCGTTTCATTAAATTCTAAGAATGACAGACTTTATTCAACAGCCAATGATAACATATATTGGAAACAAGAGGAAACTTGTTGATAAAATCCAAGATGTCGTGGAGAAACTCCGACCGTCAACATGCGCCGATGCGTTCTCTGGTTCTGGAGTAGTTTCACGAATGTTGCTGGGTCATTCTGAAAAAATGTATGTAAACGATCTTGAACAATATTGTGAAGTTCTTTCAAAATGTTTCTTGAAGACACCTTCTTGGGCCGATCAAGATGATGTTTGTAAACACATTGAGAATATGAACATGTGTCCAGATAAAGTTGGGTTTATTACGGAACTCTACGCTTCAAATGAAAGACAATTTTATACTCCGGAAAATGGAAGAAGAATTGATGGTATGTTGGACTATATTGAGAGGTGTGTCCCCGAGAATCTTAAACCGTACTGTTTAGGACCTCTCATAGTAAGGGCGAGTATTCACACAAATACATCTGGTGTTTTTAAAGGTTTCCACAAAGGTGGTTGGGGTGGTAAAGGTGGACACGCGCAAGATAGAATTACAAAGAGGATTGAAGTTGATTGTCCTGTGTGGCTTGAACCACATAGGGATGTTGAAGTTTATCGCCAAGATGCGTGTGATTTTCTGAGGGATCTCCCAAAAGTTGATCTTATCTACCTGGATCCACCCTATAATCAACACCCATATGGGTCAAACTATTTCATGTTAAATCTCATTTGTACCAATGAGAGACCTCATACACTTTCAAAAGTATCAGGTATCCCTGGGGATTGGAATAAGAGTCAGTACAATTATAAAAACAAAATTAGAGAAGCTATGGAACGTACCTTAAAGTTGGCTACTGAGAAAGCTAAACATACCTTGGTGTCATATAACAATGAAGGTTTCATCAAACCCGATGAATGGGAGGAAATCCTTAGGCCCTACAAATATGAAAAAATTGAGATTGATTATACTTGCTACAAAGGTAGTCGTAATCTAAAGAATCGTTCTACTAAAGTTACAGAATATCTATTTGTTATTTCGTCTTTGTAATCTTTAGAGAAGTCTTCTTAGTCGCCTTCTTCGCATCATCCTCCCGCTGCTGCATATGTTTGGGATTATACATCTTATTATGAAGTCTCCACAAGTCTGGACTTCCAACTCGGAAGTTTTTGCGTATAGATGCCTTGTACCAAAACACACAATCTTGTATCCTGTTTGATTTTACTGTATTATCTAACACGAGACATTCATAGTTTTCTGTACAAGCGTCCATGACCTTGTTAAACATGTCAAAGCTTGGAAAGATACCAAAAAAGGATTTATAGAGTTTCTCCCTATTTTGAAGTATATTTTCCCTAAGAAGAAACACATAATCAACATTAGCTCTGAGAGCTGGTGGGAGATCCATACAATATTGCATAGTGAGCATGAAGAAGATCTTCCAGTGTCTTCCGTTCATGAAGCACTGCCTGATGCATGTATCCTTGAGGAACTTGTTATCATACATACAATCGTCAAGAAGCATGAAGGCTCCGCAATTTTGTTTACCGTCACCCACCAACTTCCTCTGTCTCGCCATGACTCTCTCTATCGCATCTCTATCGTAATCGCCATACACAAAGAGATCTGGAATAAATTCTGAATAGAAATGATTCCCCTCCTCTGTTCCTGAGAGAACTATACCAGCTGGAAGATGTTTCTTATGGTACATAATATCCTTGACGAGGGTTGATTTACCTGTGTTTCGTTTACCTATAAAAACACACACCCTGTCGTCCGATATCGTCTCAGGTTTGAATTTCCTCAATTGAAGATTCATTCTACAGTAGTGTCCCGTTTTATTTAGTAAAATTTTACTCACATAGAGTAGGAATGTCTGGTCGTTTAAGACTTGCAGCCACTGGAGTCCAAGACCAATGGCTCACAGGAGATCCACAATTTTCATATTTCCTGATGAATTTTAGAAGACATACAAAGTTTGCGATAGATTATGTTGAAAGTCAGTTTGATGGAGACATTGACTTTGGAAAGACAATCATCTCTCGTGTACCCAACGATAAAGGGGATCTTGTGAGTAATATGACTATTAAAGTTACCCTGGACGATCCAGTCCCAAACGATGATAACTGGTCTCCATCCATCATCTCACACTTGGTGGAGAGTGCCGAGCTTCTCATAGGTGGTCAAACTGTTGAGAAAATCACAGGTGAGTACATTTACATGCATCAACAACTCCATAACACAGACGATGACATCAATCAAACGCTGTACTTCTTGAATGGACACAGTAATGTTTTAACATACACAGCTGGCACCGAATATACTTACTTTATGGATTTACCATTCTACTTTTACCGAAATCCAAGTTTAGCTATACCAACGTGTGCTCTCACGAAACAATTGGTTGAGGTGAAGATAAAATTGAGATCACTCCCTGAATTGATAAACGGTGGTGCTTCTGCAGGTGTTACCGCTAACATTAAAAAGTTTTCACTTGATAATGAATTTGTATTTCTCACAGACAATGAAAGAAACTTTATGATGTCTAGACCACTTGATTATATAATCACACAAGTTCAAATGTCAAAGTTTGTGATGAATGCGGGTGAAAATACAAAGTCTGTCATGCTCAACTTTTCACATCCAGTGAGGGAACTTTTCTTTGTTTCGCAATCAGAAGAGGCGGTTCGTGATAATCATCCACACCGCTACAATACAATTTCAAATATAAAACTTCAATTTAATAATACAATTGTTTTTGATAGAGATAACGACTTTCTTGTATATGAACAAGCTTTTAAACATCATGTAAATTCGCCATATAACTACAGTGCATCTTACAATTATCTGAAATCAGATTTTGCTATGTATAGTTTCGCTCTTCAACCAGAAGTATATTATCCAACTGGACAAGTCAATATGAGTCGCATCGCTCATAAACTTCTTACAATTGAGATAGATCCAATTAATTCAGTTGATAATAACAACACCAGGATTTATGCTGTAAATTACAACTTACTTCGTGTCAGTGGTGGATTAGCTGGTTTAAAATTTTAGAGTCTTATAATAGTAATGGCTGGGCGTATTCAGCTTGAAGCATCTGGTCTCCAAGACAGGTTTTTCACTGTAGACCCAGACTACACATACTTTTTGCAAAGTTTTAAGAAACATTCAAACTTTGCAAGAGAATATGTAAACATAGATCCAGAGACAGCGGTTGACTTTGGTGGAAAGGCGAGATTTAGAATAGGTCAAAATGTGGGTGATCTTCTCACAACTCTCAGTTTGAAAATTAAACTTCCAGAAATACAGACTGGTTTTTTGGGGTACATAGATTCAGTTGGTCACGCTCTCATTGAATCTGTTGATCTTATCATTGGGGGTAAGATTATACAAAGATTAACGAGTGATTATCTTCAGATATACTCAGAACACAATGTGACTCAAACAAAGCAACGAGCACTTGAATATTTGGTTGGCAAGTATCCAGAGAGATCGGTGTCAACCCGAGTTTCAGATAGTGCCATTTTATGTCATCTTGGAACATCAGACAGTATTCAGACATGTTTTGTTGATTTGCCATTTTACTTTTTGAATAATCCAGAACTCGCAATCCCCCTTTGTGCCATTAAAAAACAGGAAGTTGAAGTTGAAGTAAAACTTAGAAACTATAAAGACCTCGTGGTAAAGGTTGATGGTACGAAACAGGATTTTAGTGAAGTTCTCAAAATTGTAGAATTCACACTCTGCTCGGAAGTCATTTTTATTGATCCATGTGAGAGACTCAAGATTGAGAATGAGAAGAGAGACTACACAATCACACAGGTGCAACAAAACATTTTTGATATCGCACAGGGTGGACAATCTGGACGCTTCAAGTTGGATTTTTACAATCCCGTAAAGGAACTTTACTTTGTCATTCAAAGACAAGGTGACATTGGAACTGGTGAGGGTGAATTCATAACACCATTTGACTACGATAATACTTTAGATCAAACAAGTAACAAGTACATTCTCTACGAAAACCTGGATTATCTCACTCTTGACCTAGATGGTCAACCAATAATTACTCAAGAAACAGGCAATGTTATATTTCTCAAAGCTGTACAGGCGGCGATTCATCACTCCAAGACACAACTTTTGAGAAGATTTTACTCATATAGTTTTGCCCTTGAACCAGAAAAGTGGTATCCAACAGGTCAGATCAACTTTAGTCTTGTGAAAGAGCAAATACTCAACCTAAGTCTGACTCCATGTGTCGATTATGCAAGACAGGTTAGAGTCTACGCATTAAGTCACAACATCCTTCGTGTGGGTGAGGGAACTGCCCGAACTCTTTTTGATTTGAAATACTAAGAAAGATGATGAAAACGGGTTTTGGTGAAA